GTTGTTTGTACCATAGTTATTGAATAACCGCCAACAATAATTGCACCTGAATTATGAGCGCTAGCAGTTGTGTTTTTAGGTAAGACTCCTCTAAATTGTGAGTTAGTTCCTCTTACACATCCTGTTAAATCATTACTTGATTTTCCAGAGTATTGAATAACTTCATTGTTAAAATAAGAATCTCCATCATCTGATACATCTACTTTTTCAATCATAAAAAATCCTGCTGTAGGAAAAGCTGAAGCATCTGTTAAAGAAATAGTTGTGTCAGTTGCAGTTATGTTTGAAGCTAAAGTTGTAGTTAGTTCTAATGTAGATTTTGCTACACCACCAACAGTTTGAGACTTAACTGCTTGAAATCTTACAATGTCATTATTTACTCTTGCACTATTTGGTTCTGATACACTTACTAAAGTTGAACTTGAAGCTGTGGTAAAAGGATTAATAGGTAAAAAATCTGTAGTTCCAAATTCTGTTCTTGCAGGTCTAGCAGTTTCTAAACCTTGTGGATCAGCAACAAATGGTTTTGGTTCTAATTGTGGTTGCTTACGTTCAAACTCTGAGTAATGTACAAACTGTCCATTCCATTCTGTAACCATTTCTCTCCACGGAAAAGCTAGTCCGCTTCGATCAGAGATTGCTAAAGCGTGTTTCCCTTTTGCAAACTTTGCCATTAGATCTCCGGATAATAAGTTTTAGGTGATATATAAACACTAGAAGAAGAACCATCTTCAGCCAATGCTCTTTGTAACTCATCTTCGTAAAGTAATTTCATTTCTTGTGTTCTTTGAGGAGCCTTCTTTTGCGATACATAGTAAGCTAAACCTGCACACATACAAGGTACAAATCTATTAACTACATCTGCTTCGTTAGTATATTTACCTGCGTCTTGTAATCTTTGTAAGTAATAAAAGAAAACAAAATCTCCAACTTGAGAAGTACCTGGCGTTAAATATAAAGTTACTGTAACTCTATCTATAAATCTTTGTACCCAATATTGAGAAGGTTGTCCTGTAGCAGTCTTATTTGAAAATGCTGAATACTGTGATCTGTTTACTTTAGATAAAGGTGAATCTACATTTGCAGCAGTTCTGTAACTAGATTCTAAAAGATCAGAAGCCATGTTTACAAAGTTATTTACAGAATCATTTTGCGCATGAGAAGCAGCTGTTGTATCATCAATTCCTCTATCAGTCACAGCTGACAAAATTAAATTATTACCTGAAATAGAGCTGTACTGCATTATTTCATTATTGATTTTTATTTTACCTGAAGCAGGCATCTGGGCCACAGAAGCAACTGGAATAGTTGTAACTGTAGCATTTATTGCAGAAGTTAAAGTAGTGGTAATTCCATCAGAAGCACCATCACTTGGTGATCTATAAATTACATATTCAGTTTGACCATTAACTAAACTAAAAGCATGTTCTCTTACTTGCCAAAAATGAATACCTCTATTGTCCCATTCTTGAAGCATTATATTTAATGATCTTCTAGCTGAACGAAGGTCATTACCTGAGTAATCAAAGAAACCTAATCTTTCAAAAGCTTCAGTTATAATATCGTCGATCGAGAATGTTTTCTCGAATGTAGTTGTGCCTGAGAAAGCCAAGTTGCCTCCTACGTGTTACTTCCGCCGCTATGCATTACAGTTACACTGTGAATATGTTCAGTGGTGAATGCAGAGTAAACATCAGTTTTAAATAAAATAGGACCTGGAAAATTAATCACGATGGGATCAGCTTTTGCAGGTGTTCTAACTTTATATTTTATAGTACCTGAAGCTCCTCCATCCCGAAGAACTAAATTGCCAGCAGTTCCTAAACTATCTATGTAAACTCCGTGTACTCTTGTTCTTCCAACTTGAACAGTTGTGCCTTCAGTGTTTACAAATGATGCTTGTAAATCTTGCGATGATCCAAATGTTGACATAATTTTTATCTCCTTAAAATTTATATGTGGGGCCGAAGCCCCACACTAATTATTTATTACGTATCGCTAAATGGTGTAACAATAGTTCCTGATCCTAAGATCAAAGTATTGTGTACCAAGTATTGAGCTGCTTCTAAAGCAGTAACTGTAATTACTGAACCTACGATTCCACCAGTTGTTGTTCCATTCATAGAAAGAACATCATTTGCTGCTGCAGGAAAGAAAGCTTTTTTAGCTCCATCATTCACTGCAATCATAGCTGCGCCTGTGAATTTATCCACACCATCAGTTATGATTTGAACATCAGTTGCTAGTGTATCTATGTAAAACATAAATGTAGCACCAACGTTATTTAGGTTATTGTAATCAGTATCACCTGCTGTTGCTCCATTAGCATTAGTGTTAATGCTTGGTAATGCATAGATACCATCTGCGTCTTGTGAAATTAAAATTCTTCCAGCATGAGCATTTACAGTTAGCGGTAAGCCAGCTGCACCTAAGCCAGTAGAATTAATTGCTTTTGTTACTCCAGGGCCTGTATTTATAAAGCCATTTTTAGAAATGACCGGTCCTGAAAAGGTTGTATTTGCCATAGTATTATTCTCCTAGTTTCCGTTCACATAGTCTCTAGGCCGTCGACTGTACGCGTCTATGTAAACTAATTAAATTATACAGTGAGTTTTTTATACACTAGTTTTTAGTAGAGTGCAAGAGAGCCTGTAGTGTGGAGTGAATTTTTCCAACGATGTAGCTTTTTGTTTAAGTAGCTACGGAAACTTGCGGAGCAGAGTCTTCAACTTTATTACGCATGTGTTCTCTTTGCGCCTCTGCCATCTTAATATGACTTAAAACATCTCGAACTTTTCGATCTATTTTAACCATATTGAGAGTATATCTACCCTCTTTAAGATGCTCTTGCTCCCACTGTAGATCTAGACCCCTCTTTTGTTGGTAAAGGTCCTGTAAGTGTTGCATCATTTTTTCCATCGATAACCTCCTCATAGGTTATTCTGTTCATCCTGTCACTATAAGAGTTTCCAAGATATTCCCAAACTATACTTTTTTCTCCCAACTTGTCAAGTATAGCTTGTTCTAGTGAGGCTGGGTTGTCATTAGCCATAACGTTAAATGTAGCGTGATGATCATACGCCCAGATATTTACTAGAAATTTTACCATTATTCTTTCTATCAGTTAATTGTGGCGAGACTATGTCCCGCCACAAAAAATTACGATTAACTTGCTCCTGAAGATCCGAAGATACCTCTATAGTCAGATACACCGAATCTGTATCTTTCTCTAGCTTTGTATCTTACGTTTCCAGTATCAAAATCACCTTCCATTGCTGTTCTAATAGGTGTTCTTTCAAAATACTTCATTCCGTTAGGAACATCAGTAATGAAGAAGTACGCATTAGGATCAGTTAAGAAATTGTTCACTCTGTAACCTTGAGGAACCATTCCCATAGAAACGATTGCATTGATATCGTTATCAGCAGTGCCAGTTCTACCTTGAGACTTCATAAGTCTTTCAGCTTGGAATTGAAGCTCAGAAGGAACGATCATTTTCATTCCTCTAGCAGCAATTTTAAGACCTCTTTCGTCAGTCATTGCAGCGATGTCAATTAAAGACTGCTCCAATGAAGTTTCGTTAAGGTCAGCCTGTGTAGCCAAAGTGTTTGACACAGTTCCAGCGATCGTTGGGTGAGTAGTTGCAAACAAGTTGCTTCCATCTCCAGAAGTGAAACCACCTCCGAAACCATTGATCAGTGGATTTACTGATTTGATTTGTTTAGTATTCGCCATAGATCTAGCTAGCGCTTTTGTATATCTAGACGCAAGTCTATCATACAAGTTGTCCTCAATCGCTTCTTCAGTGATTGCGAACGCAAGCGCAACAGTTTCCATAGTGTATCTAGCTGTGTAAGTCTCTTGAGCATTGTCAAAAGTTACGCCAGAACCTTCAGGTTTAACTGCAGCATTAGCAAAACCAGATAACATAACTTCTTCTTCAAACGCTCTGTCTGAAGTTTCTGTTGTGTAGATCTCAGCATGCTGATTCTCATAACGTTTATATTCCAGTCCGAATAGTGCATTCAGGCCTGGTTCTAGTTCTTTAACTAGTTGTCCTCGTGATATAGCCATGTTTTTTCTCCTATTCTAACTATTATATTCCTGCCGTAGCAGAGTTGTATATGTGTTCGTTAATCATCACAACCCAATTCAAATAACCAGCGCCAACTGTACTGTTGTCGATGTTAGTTGATGGACCTATGATTTTTAACTGACCACTTACTGTTGATAGCGTATTGTCATCTAACATTGAGTTAGAAACAAAGTTCGCTGCAACACCAGCTGAAACAACGATATCCGCATTCATGAATACATCAGTCTGCGCTGAAGCAGTTGATATATCAGTTTGGATTTCGAATCTTTCATATGGGTCGTCACTTACGAATGCTACTATATCAGATGCTGCAACTTGAGCATAGTGATTAGCAAACGTAGGTTTACTTGTATTTGGGTCTGTGTAGAAAACACCATTAAGTGATCCAAGTAATCTGTCTCCAGCTGCAGCTTGTTCGATAGTTCCGCCAGCTACTGGTTTTACAGCATCTTGAAAATAGATAGTAGTCGCATAGTTATTTGCGATACTATATTCACTTAAACCTTGGTTGTCTCTATTTTGACCAACTTTTCCGATCGCTCTTAGACCGAAAGGTTCGTTTTTATTTGCCATAGAGGCCTCCTTATAAATGTAC